GTGTTGCCGTTGGGCGCCATGCTGTCGGCGGCCGGCACCATGTCGGATTCCAGCACCTGCATCTGCAGCGGAACCGGCAGGCCGTCTTCCGGGCGGCGTGGGCGCAGGCGGATGAAGACTTCGCCGGATTGAATCCAGTTGTTGGCGACCATGTTCTGCTGGCCATAGCCGTCGAGCACGCCGTCGGCGTCGCAGACTTCCAGCCAGTCGTCCCACAGATCGACCAGGGTTTGCTTGAGCGCGGCATCCTTCGTTTTCGGGCGGGCGATGATGCCGGTGCCGACCAGGTTGGAAGCCCAGCGCTGGGGAATGGCGCGGCCGGCCCAGTCGTTGCGGGCGGCATCGCGGGCGCGGTTGCGCAGGCTGGCAGATCCGGAGTTGACGCGGTTCGGCCCGGCGGCGCTCGGCATCCAGCCGCGCAGGCGGCGTCCAGTTCCGGCGGCGTCGTGGGCCGGCGCCATGGCGACGGGCGCCACGGGCGTTTTGGCGGCGACGGCGGTTTTGCGGACGCGCTTCGCCATCAGTATCCCCGGCCGCCGTGATAGAGGCGGGTCTGGCGCGGACGCGGCGTGACGGTTCCGGAAGCGACCTGCTCGGCGTCGTATTGCGCCTGCAGGGCATTGCGGGCGGCGAGTAGTTCGTCGACAGAACGGTACTCGACGGCCTTGTCGCCCTTGCGGACCATGCGCTCGCCAGCGGCCAGCGCAGCCGTGAGCGCGTCGATGTCGGATTGTTGGATAGCCATCCCGTAACCTCTGATTGGTTACGGGATGGTCGGGCTTATGGGGTTATGGGCGCCTGTGAGTGGATTTCAGGTAGAGGTAGCGACGGCAATTTCTACTTAATATGGAAAAGGCCCCGCGTAACGCTTTTCACGCAATTTCGTTGCTTGACCAAGCCAAAAATCAGAGTGCGCTCGCATTTCTCGGACATCAAGGTCTAGCGGACACTGCGTCCCTTCGTCGATCATGCTTGGGTGCCGCATCATTCTGCTTGCTCTATACAACACCTGCCTCATACGCGCAGCACCAACTCCAAACATGTCTCCAACCTCTTTAAGAGTGGCGCCTTTCATAGCAGCATCCACAGCATCTGCATACATCTCTAACGTCCAACGGCGGGCAGGCTTAATGTACTCGTGGTCATCAATGCACGCCTGCGCCGTCCATTCATCGCGATGCCTGTGCGAAGGAACGGTACACTTCCAATAGCGCCGCTCGATCATCTCGGAAACTTGCTCAGTTCTCATTTATCAATCCCCTATTAAAATTTAATAACCCTGCAGCCATTTTTCAAGCTGAGACGAACGAAAATAATGAGACCGCTCCCCGAGTTTTATCAACTCGATATTGATTGCCCCGGACTGCACGGCTTCAAGAAACAGATCTGGTGTTATACCGGCACGGCGGGCTGCTTCAGAAAGCCTAACAAAGGCAGGCGTTGATTCTACATCTACAACTTGAGCTATCGAATCCGATGCTCCAGCGACTGGAAACTGGCGGTTGAATTTTATGCGAACAAACGAAACGCCGTCCGCAACGTCGCTACAACATCCGTCGGAATCAAATGCACAAGCCACTATTTCACCATCGTCAGTCAGACCAATAATATCGACTGGGTACTCGAATAGTCCTTCGGAAGTTTCAAGCTCATAGGACAAGTGCGATGGCGCCGGGATAATTTGAATAAATTTGTTCATCAGTTTCTCCTTGTTGAAATCAAATCCCATCCAGCCGTAACTGCTCGATCACCTGCGCATCGCTCCCGATCTTCCGGCAGCCCGTCAGCACGGTCGGCAGGATGCCGAGCAGTTCGGCGTTCCGGCGGTCGTTCTTCGCCTGGTTGTAGGTGACGCCGGTCAGCAGGGCGACGGCGTGCAACGACTTGCCCTGGGCGAGCAGCGTGGCGCCCCTGCGGATGCGCTGGTAGCGGCCGAAGTCGGCGAGCGCCGGGATGGTGATGGTTTCGCCGCCCCAGGCTTCGACCAGCGCGGCGAAGGCACGCGGGCCGAGCAGGGTTTCCAGGATATGGCCCGGCGTCGGCTGGTTCGGCACGTAGAGCTGCTGCCCGCCGCGCGTGCCGCACAGCCGCAGGGTGTTGGTCAGGCCGATGGTGGCGCCGAGGTCTTCGGCGAGGCCGTTGGGCTTGCGGGTGTAGGTGGCGGTGTCGGACATGGCTTTCCTAGCGCAGGTAGTTGGAGCGGGAGACGCGGGCGCGCGCCTTGGGCGGTTGCGGCGGGGTTACTTCCTGTTTTTTGACCGGCAATGAGGCGGTTTCCGGACTGTTTTCGGCGTCGACCGCAACCGGCTGCGCCGGGGCGCTGGCGGTGATGCGGGCTTCGGCGGCGGCCCAGTCGGCGACCTTGAAGCGGTGCAGGTGGAGTTCCGGGTGGTGGGCTGCGGCGTAGGCGTAGACGTAGCAATCGAGCGGCTCATTGCGCGCGCCGCGTTTCTTGACGAAGCGGTTGGCCTTCGGGTCGTAGGTTTCCGACACCAGCCCGGTGAAGAATTCCTTTTCAAGCTGGTCGCTGAAGTGCACCAGGCGGTGTTCGCGCTCGACGTCGGCGTCGCCGGCCATGCGGCGGAACAGCCAGTGCTTGGCGGCTACCGTACCGACCTGCCAGGTGTGGATACCGCGCTTCTCGGTCTTGCCGTCGGCGCGGATTTCTTCCCATTTCGGGCGGCCGAGCACCGGTGCGTTGTTGGCTTTGGCGCCGAAGATGACCATCGGGCGCTGCACGGGGCTGGCCGAGTCCTGATTCGACAGCACCCATTGCTTGACGAACGGAGTGCGGTGGCCACGCCCGTCGATGGCGATGGCGCTGACCGGCAGGCTGGCGCCGCTGACGTGGCGCACCGGGGTATTGAGCAGGCCGTTGAGCGCCGCCCAGACGGCAGGCCGGCCAGGATCGCCGGGGAGCACGACATAGCCGAGCGTCCAGCTGGCCATGTTGCGGCCCCAGCCGACGAGCTGAATCTCCAGGCGGTCGTCCTGCGTATCCGCCCCGGCGGTGATGTAGCAGACGCCTTCGGGCGCCAGGAACAGGTCGTAGGGTTCGGCGCGCTCGGCGACCAGGTTGTGCTTGACGGCGCGCAGGCTCGGGTCTTCCCAGGCTTCGGCGAGGCGGTCGTTGATGAAGGTCTTGAGCTTTTCCGGCGTGCCCTGGGCCTCGACCCACATCTGCGCGAGTTCGGCCCAGCGCGGGCCGAGGCCGATGGGGTAATACAGGCAGTTGATGCGGTAGCCGCGGCTCGGGTGGCCTGGGTTCTGCGCGATCCAGCGGCCGGCGGCGAGCATAGCCGGCTTGTAATGCTCTTCAATGATCGCGCCGCATTCCGGGCAGACCAGCCAGGCGCTGGTGACGCGCTTGCTGACCGGGTCGAGCGCGTAGTGCAGATCGGCCCGCCATTCGTAGGCGTGCAGCTCGCCGCAGTGCGGGCACGGCAAGTGGCGCAGGCGCTGGTCGCTGTCTTCGAACTTTTCGGTAGTGCGGCACAACCCGCGGATGCCGGGCACGCTGACGTACATTTCCTTGCTGACCGCCGTGAAGGCGCTGGTGCGGCCTTGCAGCAGGGCGACGGGATCGTCGCCGGTGGTCAGGCTGGTGGCGAATTCGGTGAATTCATCGACCAGCAGGATCTTGACGCTGGTGGATTTGAGGCGCTTCGGGTTGCCTGCGTGTTCGATATAGAGCTGGCCGCCGGCGAAATCCTTGAAGGTCTGCGTGTTGCGGGCATCGCGGCTGGCGACGCTGGACAGGCAATCGCGTACGGCGGGGGTTTCTTCGATTAGCGGGTTGAGCTTTTGCGCGACGAACTTGTCGAGCGATACTTCGCCGGGCAGGCAGACCATGATCGGGCCGGGGTTTTCGATCATGGAATAACCGATGACGGCGGATTCCATGGTCGACTTGCCGAACTGGATGGGAAAGCAGCAGACGACGCTGCGCACCGTGGAGCGCGCAGACAGGCAGTCCATCGGTTCCTGCAGCGCCAGGTTGCGCTCGACCCGGAAACGGCCCGGCGCGACGCTGCCCTTGGAGGATAGCCGCATGTTCGCTTCGGCCCACTGGCTGACGGTGGTCGGCTTGCGCGGGGCGATGGTACGCGCCATGGTGGAGAAGATGCGCGGGGCTGGGGTGTCTAGGCGGGCGGCGATCATGTTCATGCTGCAATATCCGTTCGCGATGTCCTAGACCACTGATCCGCCATTGCCTCGGCAATTCCATTGAATGTCTTGCTGCGCTCTTTCCATCTATCTGGCGACGGCGGCATGCGATGGATTCTGTTTTCACGGCCTTCGACAACGTTTGTCGGCCGAAGCAACGGAAGGCCTTTTAGCCACAGACAGGTTGCCTTGGTTTCGCCATGCCCGAATTGCCAAGGATGGATGATCTGGTCCGGCTTCCGGTACAGACTGGACATGATGCAAACCGGGTTCTCGATTGCGACCATCGGAATATGTGCAGACTGGCGAACCAGTCGCATGAAGAAAGAAGCGCCCGCCTGCTGCCTTCCGTCAATTTTCTTGGCCACAAAGTGACGCGAACCGCTGACGCTCAGGTGTGTACATGGCGGGTGCGCGATCATCAAATCCCACGGGTAGTCGATCACGTCGAACACGTCGCCCTGATAGTGCGGCCCCGTAACATCAGTCGGAAGCAAGTCGCAACTCATGGCGTCATGCCCCCCCCGGATGAATTGATCGCGGACAATTCCGGAGTATTCGCAGGCGACAAGCACCTTCATGCCGCCTCCTTCGCCATCATCCCCATTCGCTCCGCCAGCTCGCCGAGCGCCTGCTCGATGTGGTCTTCGAGCAGCAGGCGCACCTGGTTTTCGTCATTGAGCGTAGCGAGCTGCGGCGCCAGGATGGCGGGGAGCGTGGCGAGGTGGGTGCGCAGGGTGGCGCCGGCATCGGCAACGGCGGCGAGCACCAGGGCGGTTTCCACGAGCTGGCCGGCGCGCGTGGCGGATTCCATTTCGGCCAGCTCGGCATTGGCGGTTTCGCGGCGGGCGCGGGCTTTCTGGTAGTCGGGCGTACCGGCGTCGGCGGCCGGCTCTTCTTCGCCTTCGGTTTTCGGCGTTTTTTCGCCGTCGACCGCAGCAGGCTTTCCGTCACGCGCTTTTGCATGACGGGCCGCGACGCCGGCATGTCCGGGTTCGGCGGTGGCTTTGATGCGGGCTTCGCTGGCTTCGACGTCGACCAGCTTGCCGTCGTCAGTCATGACCAGCCGCCCGGCCTGCTTGAGCGCGGTGATGTAGCTTTTGCGCACGCCGAGGTGACGGGCGAAGGCGGCCTGGGTCATGGCGGTCATGCGGCCCTCCGCGCATGACGATCCAGCGCCGCCCGGCGGGCGTTTTCGGCACGGGGAAGCCAGCGGCAGTTCTCAGGCTCATAGTTGCCAGACGAATCGATTCTATCGATCGTGGCGCCGACGAACCAAGTCGGCTCCATATCGGCCTCGAATGCGGCGTATTCGTGCCAGCGCTGGCACAGAACGACGCCCTTACCGCCGTACCACTTGAAGTCATGGTTTGCAGAGTTATAGCAGCGGCTTTTGATACTGCACCAGGTGTTGTACAACGGCGACCTACCGTAGCGGGATGATCCGCCATGCATCGTCTTTGCGGCGATCACGCGCTCCCGGCCCCAGCAGCCGCAGCTCGCTTTCTCGTTCAATACCAGCGATGACCTCTCGCATGTCGCTCCGCAGTCGCACAGGCACTTGAACCATGCGCGGCGGTGTTTGTCGGAGCGCAGCCACTCGACCAGCACAAGGCGTCCATGGCGCTCACCGACCCGCGCTCTGGCGCGAGCAGCGTTGATTTCACCGCTTGCCATTGATTCGCTCCATCCGTTGCGTTTTCTCAAACATTTCCCGGCAATCGCAGTCGCAAAAATGCGCGCCTTCCGGAACACTGGCTTCGCACCAGTGGCCGGCGCCGGTGGCGGGGAGCGACGGGGCATTGCGGGCGGCGGCCAGGCATAGCGCACGGTCGCGCTGTTCGTTTTCCTGGGCGCGGTCGATGTCATTCACGGCGCGTTCCTTTCTTTTCGGTTTGCGGGGCATTGGCAGGGTTCATGGGGCCGATGATGCAGTCAGCCAGGGAGACGGCCTTGTTCGCGTCGTAGGCGATCGGCGTGCCGACTTCGCGGCCGTTTTCGCGGGCGTGGAAGGTTTGCTGCCCGTCGATGCCGGCGCGGATGGCGTGGTCGATGATCTCGGCGCCGAAGGCGGCGCGCAGGTCGTCGATCCAGCCGGCGACGGTGGGCATTTGCTGGCGGAGGGGTTTGCTCATCTGCGTTCCGGGTTCGTTTTTTGTGTTCCGGGTACCCGGAACGCTGGAAAGCCTTGTGCCATCTACGTTGTTCCGGGTGTTCCGGGTGTTCCCCGTAGACGCGCACGGGGAGAATATTTTTTGTGCGCGTGCGCGAGCGGCAGGCGTGTGTTCGCGCGTGCACGCGGGCGGGAGTGCCGGAACACCCGGAACACCCGGAACGCGCCTGTGCTGGTGCGGGTTTCCAGCGTTCCGGGTACCCGGAACGCACGGGGCGTATACCCGGAACGCGGTCATGCGGCCCACCTTTCGCCGCTGCCGTTGATGGCTTCCGAGAAGCGGTTGACGCTTTGCGTGAGCCAGTTGGTCTGGGTTACGGCGTCGGGTTGCGCGGTTCCTTCGGCGGCGAGCACGCCGGCCGGCGGGATGATGATGGGCATGGGCTTGGTTTCGACGGCGGCCGTGGTTGGATAGATGCGGGCCTTGGTCTTGGTCCATCCCGGTGTGTGACCGACGGCGCCGTGGAACTGGTTGGACGGTCGCGGCCGTGACTCGCCATTGGCCCGGCACCATTTGAGGTAGACGGCGTAGAGGTCGCTGGCCAGGCAGGGGCAGATGGGCAGGCCGAGGTCGCCGAGTATCCAGTCGTTGATGAATCGGGTTTCGCTGGCGGCGCTGAGGGCGATGAGCCGCTGCTTGGCTTCGGTCATCGGCGGGCGTTTCTTGGGGTGGAAGCCGGCGAGGTCTTTGGTCAGCAGGTGGTCATAGAGCGCATGGACGCCGCCGTTTTCGATCTCGAGGAAGACGTCGTCGTAATAGGCTTCAGATAGGGCCGGCGGTGTATAGACAACGAGGTGCCGGCGGTCGTCGTTGTCGAGCGGCAGGGGCTGGT